CAGTCATAGTAGCTTTAGACTTAGACTTAGACTTAGACTTAGATGACTTAGTAGAAGTAGAAGTTGATCTATTGCTGAAAGCTGAACCTCTTCTTTTATTTCTTTCGTTATCTCTTGCTATTCTTTCTTTTCTTGCAGCAAGTTTGTCTGCTTTTTTCTTTCTCGCTGCTTCAGCGGTACCATCTAATTCAGCTTTTTCTTTTAAAAGAGCTCTTCTTTTTGCACCTTGACCGCCTTGACCACGTGTGATCTTACTTAAACTAGCGTCAATTTCCAAAAGTCGTCTGTTTTTTTTTCTTTTTTTACTGCCAAACATGATTATTAAGTGATGTAGAGTTTGTTTCTATTCTTTTTACGTGGTCTCGCACGATTTTTTGAAGCACTTTCTGTTCCATGCTTTCCGGGACCGTTCATGTTATGTGAGGCATCTTTACCATCACCATTACCATAGGTACCTAATTTACGATTTAACGCTGTAGCTCTCCTAGCAATTTCATTACCCGGACCTTGTTTGTTATATCGTGTTTGTTGTTTAATCCTACGCTTGTTAGCTGCAGGATTAGCATCATAATATCGTTGTGTTTTACCTTTTGCCATACATCCTCCGAGTTACTAACTCTGGATCTATTTTAGGTATCAACTGATTTAACTTATCTAATGGGTTACCATCATAGGCTACACCACTAATATCATTAGCTTTTAACCAATCACAAGCTGCTTTTAAATCTTGTGTGGTTGCCTCGCCATTACGGACTCTGTTAAGGAATTCCGTAGTGACAAGGTTATGCAGTTCATTAAACTGCTCTTCGTTAGCTTTGTTCATTTTAATTTATATGAGACAGGATCACGTGCTCCCGTGTTGGATGATATCCAAACGTGGCTCGCATCCAATCAAGCCAATTTCTACTACCCTTTTCCTGATTACATCGACGACATGATGGTACAACATTAGCGGTGACATCTTTGCCACCTTTACATTTTGGACGAACATGGTCGATAGTAAGGTTGTGTAATTCATGTAATTCTCCGCAATAAACGCATTGACAATTAAAGTGCTCTTTAATAGCTTTTCTCCAAAGCTTTTTAGCATCAGGACTTTGCATTGATATTAAATTTTGTAGATAATGTTCAGGTGAAGGTAGTAATGGAGTCATTAAAACTATTTAGAGGATACGAATATCTTAGTTTCAATAAGCTCTACAGCTGCATCATCTAGCTGATTATCTGTGGTAGCGACTAACTTTTTAAGAACATCCAAGATGAGTCTCTTAACTGAGTCAGACTTAGCAAAAGTTAGAATAATTGGTTTGAGTAAAGTAATCATTTTAATTAGGTGTTAGAATAATCCAAATTTCTTTTTGGGTTTAGGTGGTAATAATGCAGAGATAGGTACAATATCTTGACATAATACTTTCATCTTTGAATTAGGATGAAAAGTAAAACCTTTCTGTTGTAACTCTGCACATTTTAATGCTCGAACTAATTCATAGTCGAGTCTCATCTTCTCCTCTTGTCTTTTAGCCATAGATCTACATTGTTTTAAAGCTTTTCGATCTAAGGGAACCATAAAATTAACTTGGAACCCCCAGTTCTCTCCTTTAGTGTAGCTATCTTGCTGAAGATTTTGAGTATCTTCATTCCATGATCTGGGTTCTGTATGATTACCCATATAGAATGGTGAGAATGTCATCGTACTTCCGTTGCAACTTATGTTAGGACCAAAGTATTGTCTACTTTGAGACCCATTGTTCTGAAATTGCACCGCTTGGTTGGTAACATTTCCCGTCGCTGCGGCGACTGGATTAGATGTATTGTTCGTTTCGCCTTCGGCGTAAACAGGACTTCCTATTGAGAGAAGACCGATAAGGAAGTAGTAGTAGCGTTTGTGGTGATATTTCTTGTCACGTCTATCTGCTCTATTACTCCTGCAGCTCTGGTAACCGTCTCTAGCTGGAATGCGTCTCCAGCTGTTTGAATATCGAATACCGTATCTGTTGCTGTTATTCCTCCAGATGTTGCGGAGGTAGCTG